CTTTCATAGCATTTTTTGTTAATATTTAAGTACACCCCCGAGGGGGTGGATAGTGAAAATCACTATCCGATTTCGATGTGCCATTCAAGCGTTATGACTAACAAGTTGATTTTGATGACCACTTTGTTCGTTTTAACTTTGAATGGCTTTTTTAAGTACTTAAACATTTGTTTTTCCTTTCTGTAGTTTCCTTGTCTAAGGTTTTGTTTTTTTTTCTCCCTCAACCTTACATATATATTATACCATTATATATAATAGTAGTCAACACTTTTTATAAACTTTTTTGATATTTTTTAAAATTTTTTTGGTCCGTTAAAACGGACTTTTTTTGATTTTGTGGTTATAACAGCAACAAAAAAAGCCCCTAGCTTTTTAGCTAGGGGTGTTAAAGTATTCGCTTATTTAATTATATCAAATTTACTTGTAATAGTTGACTAAATCGTCCTTATCTCGGCAAGAAAGCCATACAGTACCGAATTGACCGAACTCAAATTTGCGCCAATAGTATCCACCGTAATATCCGCCCTCTCCAGTGTCCGTGATATGAGCCTCGTCAATTTCAAAACTAAAGTACATACCTGCTTTAAAGTCCTTGTCTTGACCGTCAGGCAAGTTATTGCCGTTTTCATCAACCCAATTGACCAAGCCGACGGGGATTCCGTTATCCACGTAATTGAACCCAACAGGCGCTAGGTAGTCACATTTGATTTGGTAAATACCGTTAACGAATGCTACATCATTTGCTAGATAGTAAGCTTTACTGTCTGGTTTACGACCACCTGAAACAACCGTGTTAGGCTGTGTAGCTGTTGACCCGCTAAAGCGCCAAGCTTCAATATAGGCTGGTTTCTCGATAGCGTAATATTGGTCCCAGTTGTGAGATGACACTGCTGTCCCTGCTTGTCCGCCAGTCCAGTAGTCAACGCTGATAAATGTGTTAGCGTCCTCTAGTACTCCGACGTGACCACCAGCTCCGCCAGATTGCGACATGTCAGCGCCCCATGACATGAGAATAATGTCACCTCGTTGACCGTTCCAATCTTCGTTTTTGCTTACTCGATAAAAGCCGTTATTTGCCAATTGTGAGCCAAGAGTGACCGTTGACGGCAATCCGATGATATTTACCCCCGCTTCTTTCAAAGCCTGAGAGATTGAACCTGAACAGTCTGCTGTGCCGTCTGAGCCGTTACGTGAACCATACATGCTATAAGTAAGCTTACCTCGACGGCTTTCAAACCAATTAATTAAAACGTCTGTATTCATTTGTTTTCTCCCTTCCAAGCGTCATTCATTTCTTTTACTGCTGCCTCGATAAACATTTCCAGCTGACTATCTGTTAAATAAATATTGTGAGCCTCTAGACTCTTTCTTGCCTTAGTTTTCGCCTCGCTAAGTTTTTGATAGCCTTTAGTGTCCTCTTCAGCAATCTGCTCAACTGCGTTAACAGCGTTCTTTGCGATGATTTCAACGATTTTGAGCGCTTTCTCACCGCCTTCTTTGTAAAGATAGTCTTTTACGGTTTTAACGATAAAACCAGCTAAACCTGTCAAAATAAGCATAGCTGCTTGTACAATCACATCATTCATGTTCTTCTCCCTTCTGCGCACTACTGCGCATTGCTGCGCGTGGTCTAAAACATCTGCGTTTTCCTGACCACGTCTTCCAGACCGTCCACCTTGTCTTGTAGGACCGATATGTCCTTACGAGTTTCCAGCGATAGACTATTGACTGCCTCGGTCAATCTAGCCATTTGTTGCTGGTTCTCCGTCGCTATACGGTTGTTAGACGCTAGTAGCTCTTTGTTAGTTTCTTGGAAACCAGTGACTAATTTTTTTGTGACCCATAGCATACCGCTGATTAAAATCAAAATGACAACAATAATTGCCGTTGCTAGGATTCCGCCAACTTTATCAATAGTCCAAGTCGCTTGCATTGCTTCGTGTATTACATCTTGACCCACCATAGACCCACGCTATCTAAGCTGATTATTCAGCGGTTTCTTCGTCTTCTTGCAAGCCTGCATGAGACAAGTCTACAAGTTCTTGCACTTGTTTACGGAAACGTTTTGGCACGGTCTCAATAGTAATCCAGCCTAATTCGATTTGCATCGCGAAATAATTAATCATCATTGTTCTTCCTCCTAAAATAATCTTTTTAATTTTCTGTATTAGTTTCATCTGCTGCTTCCTCATCAGCATACATTTGATTGATTAAACCATTCAAAGTAGCTGTTGCTAGCTTTGTCATCTTTTCCGAGTCATCAATGGCTTTTTGCATTTTTTCAATCATCTCATCATACTTAGTGATTTTCTCGCCAATTTCATTAAATTTCTCGTTTTCAGCACGTTGTGGGAAATTCTCCTGATAGACGACTTCCAGTGCTAACTTTTCAAGTTCTGCGTTTGAAAGCTCGATTTTATCGGCTGATAACATGACGGGAAGAAATCCACCGTCGTTATTTGATAAAACAACCCGTGTTCCAGCAACTGAACCATCTAGCCCGATTTCCTGCGATTTTGAGTTAAAAGATAATTTCATGTATTCTCCTTTCTAGACCATGAGCAGTATCTGCCCTCTGTATTGTTGATTGTTCTTGGAAGCTAAAATGTTAAACTGACCAGTACCAGCGTTGACCTGTACGTGACCAGTGTCGGCACCGCTGACTGACCATTCTGCAATCTCAATCATATAAGATTGTGGTGCGCTAAATACACTTGGTGGCACTTCGGCAAATACAAATGTGTTCCCGTTGCCTTTAAAATCAAATCGAATAGCTAACGTATCGCCACTGCGTTTGTAGTAAGAACCTGCATGACCTGCTGACTGCCAACCAGTATTAGTCTGGTTTTTAAGCTCGTCCTGCATCACGTAATAGCGCCAAGATTTCCAATCCTTATCACCGTTATCGTCTTTAATTCTAAAAGCTGGTGTACCACCTCTATAGTCAGTAACTTCTTGCAGCAAAAATTGGTCGTCGTGTTTTGTTACTCTTAGATACTTCCAACCACTTAAAGAACCGACTGTAGGAGCATGAAGCGGGTTGTAACAGCGATAAAAGCCAGGAGTTGTGACACTGTTAAAGTCCGTGCCTTGTGTTAACAAAATAGCTGTACCATCGTTATTAGTCAATTTGTGGTGTTGGATTTCTTTGTTCTTGTATTTAAACACCCAATCGCTATCTACTGCGTTAGTATTCTCTGGGAACTTACCAAAACTTACAGCGTTTTCCGCCATCCCCATGACCATCTTCTCGGGTGAAACAGGTGGAGCTTTGACAATACCTGAGCTTGTCAACGCATCTTCAAGCACACCATAAACTTCATAGGATTTTCCAACGTCAAAAGTCCCGCTAAGTGTCGCTTGTGAGTTGATAAGCTCATGCGTTACTCTGTCATTCACTCCAGCGTTAGTATCAACCGTATAAGTTTCCGTGCCAAACGGCGCTGTTTTAAAACTAAGCTTGAAACTATTCTTTTGAGTGTTACCGATTTTTAGCGGTGCTACCTTCGCCGTACGAGTCACAACGATCTTGTCAGAACTTTGATTGGTGTCACCACGAACAGCTGTAAAAGTCAAAGTTGGTAAGAAGTATTCCAGAACCGTAATATCTGTAGTCACTACATTACTACTACGACCACGACTATCAACAACCCAAGCTTTAACTTGAGCCTCACCATTCCAGTTCATAATTCCAAAATTTCCGTTATTTTCACTAACACTTTGGTTCTTGCCAACAATTTCAGCTTTATATTCTTTAATCGTAGAACCGTAGGAGCCTTTAGCATTGGTAAAACCTACTTTGACATCTGACACAATCTCAGCAAATGTATTAGCTGTATTGAGCAAATTCGAAACTGTGGTATTCCCATCTGTCAAAGTAATACTGCCTAGCGTTGGTTTGACACTTTCTGGAACATTTCCTTTAAAGGTTGCTTCTTTCGTCCCGACTTTTGTTGAACCGTTGTAAGTGTCAATATATACACGTCCCCAGCCCGATGTTGCGTTAGGTATTTCATTGGCAAAGTTCATTGGCAATGTCCAAGAATATGATGTATCAACGTTACTTGCTATTGTTCCGCTAAGCCCACCCCAGTTGTATCGTAAAGTATGCTTAAATGAGCTAACTTTACGGTCAATTGAGATTTTGACGGGTGTCCCTAAATCGCCAGATGTGACACTCCCCGAACTGGCTCGAGGAATGTCCGACAATTTGAGGTCAAATGCAACCATCGAGCTCCCATAACCACCCGTATTAAGGTTGACAGAAATCTTAATACCAACCGTCTTACTACCGTTGTCATTATGTCCAACAAGATAGTCATGGGCAAAGATTAGCTGACTTGAGTTAGTACCTATATTAATGGCAGGATGTTCAATTGCCGAACCACCGTTGATAGTAATGGTCAAATCGGCTGTAACGCCCCACATTGATGCGTACCCATTCGTGATAAGACGTGCTTGTACGTTGACTGTTGACCTATTATTGGCTACATCTGGTTTATTCCAGCCAGACCACACTTCCAAGGTCATATTATGTCCGTATTGCCCACTAAATTTGGCTGTTGCCATATATCCTCCTTCCTTTATTTAACAAAGTATGTTGCATTAACATATTGATTTTTCGGATGAGCCCGAGTGATAAAGTGTCCTAATTGCAAAGACAGTGTGAATACACCATTATCAATATGCAGTACCGATTGACTGATGTAAGCTACCTCTGAACCACCGTCCTGAAACGAAATACGATTTGGTGTGATAACAACTTTAGTCGTACTATCATTAGCACCGATAATCATTCCACCGTTGCCTTGTGTGATGTACGTATCAATGAACTGTATTTTTTGAGAATACGTCAAAATCGGTTCAATATTTCTGACACGTTCTTCAATCGCAGTAGCTGTTGCAGCGATTTTTTGACGACCCTCTTCATCATCTTGTTTTACCTTGTTGAGGTAACCTTGAAGCTCAGAAATCTGTTCAATGGTTGCTTTAGCCTCAATCTCAACAATCATTTGCTGGCGTTTTGCTTCAAGCGCCTCTAGCTGTTGCTGTGTCAACGCTTGGTCCGCTTTGCTGTCGATTTGCTCCTGAGTGTCTTCTAAAGCTGGTGACCATTTGCTAAAGACGGTCCCAGCTTCAACTTTTGCCTCTTTCCACTCTAAAGAACCACTTGCAATCCAATCAGTTCTAAAAGCCCAACTCCAATAGTCATTTTTTAAGTGGTCGGCATTGATTTTGTCAGTTAACTCAAAGACAGCTTCCCCACTTCCACTTAACGACCTGCGTCCCCCGCCACCAGACGGATAGGCTCCACTATTCCAAGCGGTAACATTTCCAGCGCCCTGTATCCAAATTTCAGCGGTTTTTCCACTTACTGGTTTAATATCAGTATATTTGAGAACAATACGTGTTTTTAATGTGTCGCCAACTACAAGACCATCTGTAATCACCTTATATAGATTAGGGCAAGTGTTCTGAATTCCTGAGAATCCTGTAAACGGTTTAGACCAATCTTTGCTAGTTTTTTGGGCTAAGTTTCTACCACCAACCTTCACCGTCCCAACCATGTCAACCCATTTGTATTTCGTTGGGTCTGTGCTGTCTGTTTGAGTGTAATCAGTGTACGTACCTAAATAGCGCTTGTTGCCACTATTTGACGTGCTAAAATCAGTACGTCCATCTGCACTGTTGGCGTAGGCAATGTGTAGGTAAGGTGTTCTTCCGTCAGCACCTTTAGGTCCTTGAATACCTTGCGCACCCGTTGCCCCCTTGTCTCCGTGCCATTTAGACCAACGATATTTAGTTGGGTCTGTACTGTCTGTGGCGTTAAAGTCCACGTACATACCGATATAAGCCTTGGTTTGGTCTGTCTGACTAAAACCACCACCCGTTGCATTATCGGCGTAGGCAATATGCGTGTACTGTGTCTTACCGTCAGCGCCCTTTGGTCCTTGTATTCCTTGGTCGCCTTTAGGTCCCTGAATACCTTGAATACCTTGCGGACCTCTGTCACCAGTAGCGCCTTTATCACCTTTCGGACCTTGTGGTCCAGTTGCTCCTGTAGCCCCTTTGTCTCCCTTGGGTCCTTGCGCTCCAGTTGCCCCAGTAGCACCCTTGTCACCTTTATCACCTTTTTCGCCTTTTGCGCCTGTATCACCTTTAGCACCAACTCCACTGTATTCCCAGACAGTACTGCTTGTTCCGTCTGTGTAATACGTGATAGTTCGTTTCCAGATGTACGTGCCATCTGGTGCAGCCATTGGACTTGTTAAAGCACCAAAATTATTTTGGTCAGTGACAAGTGGTTGACCATTTTCGTCAAAAACCTGTCCATCATATATACGCCAAGCCGTTGAATAACCACCGCCTGCAGTTTGTTCAAGCTGAATATATATTTTCGCTTTGGTTTTACCGCTTGCTACAACAAGCTTCCGCTCGTATATACCTAGACCGTCCTCACTAGTTTCACCAAACAAAGTAAAAGGTGCGTATGAGTCATATGCGTGTCCTGACGTCATAGCTGTATACCAGATTCCACCTGCAAGACGAATTGAACCCTTTGTCTGTTTGGCAATCACACGCACCGTGTACGTCTTACCGCTGGTTACGTTAAATTCATTTGCCCAAGAGTGGTCACGACCACCGCAATCATAAACCCCTAGCGGGTGTTTAGTTGCGGATAAGCCGTGCCAAAACGTTACCTCAGTTCGCTCAATCGCCCTTTCCTTTAGATTTGTCAGTGTTGTCTGATTTACCGCTATCAGCTTCATCTTCTACCTCTTCTAATTTCCAAATTTGAGTCAGAAAGCCAAACTGCTTAGAAAGTAGAAATTCGATTGCTTCTTCTTTCGTTTTAACATCGACATGAACAACTTCAAGCTTTCCGCCCAATTCAATTTCAGCTCTAATCATGTGTCGCACCTCCTTTTACTCAAATACTTCGCAGAAAAATGTAGCTTTATCGCTTACATTACCTGCTGAGACTGTAATGGATTTACCAACTTTATACTGGTTACCAGTTCCGCCAAAATTAGCATCCAAAGTTCCGTTTTTATCACGTCTGGACCATTTGTAAGTGTAAGCCTTGCTAGTACCGTCTGCATCCAACTCTTCACCCTTACGATAAAGACGTGCTTTTAATGTTGTTGAACCAGATGAGTTTTTGAATGTACTACCTGCTGTTGACTCAATAACTACTACAATCGGGTCTGAGAAATCGAGAATAGTCGCAACACCGATTGCTTTCTGACCGTTAGTTCCTCCAACTTTGTCAATGCAGACAACCTTAAACGTTTGTGAATTTGTGACCTTATCAGGTGTTACTGTGAGGATACCTTGACCAGTTGTATTAGCTGATGGTTCAACGTTTGGTGTTTGTCCTGTTGTAGTCGATGAACATAGGTGCCATCCAAGACCGCCGTCCGCATCGTAACCAGCTGAATTAGTCGCTGAAACCGAACTATCAAAATAGAAGAATTTGAATTGTTTGTTTCCGCCTGAAAGGTTGTTACCTTTGTACAAATCAGCATTGACAGT